CACTGCGGAGCCGCGTACCTCAAGACGCTCGAACTGACCGCGCCCGTCAGGATAGATACCGGCACCTTTACCGGCAATCATGGAGTCGATGAAATTGCCGAACTTCAATAAGAAATTTGTTCCGTCCGCTTGATCCTTACGTAGGTATATTTTTTTAAGTTCTTCAAGCGCTTTAGAGATTTCAAACAGGACACGAAGAGATGAGAATACATTGTTGTCGGTGGGGATTGTTTCATTATCCAGTTTGGAAATAATCTCAAGATAAATGCCATAGCCACGGATGAACTTGCGTAAATCATCTAATGAAACTTTGCGCCCGCTGTTCAGTTCTAGAAAATCCATGCCGGTTAACACATTGGTTTGTGTCAACTGGTCTATAGTAAGGCTGTCAGCTTTTAGCTTAGCTATGATCTTATCGGTGAGTTCCTGTAATTCAAGTTCCGTCATACAGTCAATATTTTATTGGCAACTTTTCTAAAACTTTTGTCATCAACCCGACGTATCTTTATCAGGTTCTCGCTTTCTGTATAGTCCACAATCTTTATATCCTGCAGTATCTGTTTGAAGATATAGCTCTTATAACCCTCAATAGGCTGGCTCATTTCAGGGACATTGGCATCAGCCCGTATAAAGCGTTCCCCTTCAAAATAGACATAAGTACAGCAGAGGATTCTGTTCAGTAACTCTCCGAACCATACGGGACATCCTTGGGCGTTACCAAGCGTGAATGTCTTCTGGGTAGTTTCCAATGCGTAAATTTCAGACAGATTGTTATCATATGTGGTGAACTGTTCATTATTCACACCGAATACCCAGTTGTCATCCATGAAACCGCCGGGAGCACGCCAGTCAAAGAAATACTGAGTGTCGGAAATCCAAAAGACAGCATCCTGTCTTTGTCGGTTGTCCTTCATCGAATACTGTATAAGGGTGGTTCGGGATAATTCAGACGTGTCAGACGTGATACGGAAAGGTTCGGAAACCATCCCGTTGATATCAATGCGGTAACATCCTTCAGCCAGTGCGGTCAGAACATGATAATAAATCTTATCAGTATGGTTCATGCTCCATATTTGCCAGTCAATGACTGTTTCATGACCGGTTACTATGTTGATTACCTTGCCTGTAATCGGTCGTGATTCGGAGCGTGTTATAACCTGTATCATGACTTCATCAGACGGGGCGAATATTTGCATATATTTGCCGGAAGCCCTGCACATATCTGTAGAAGGCTTGAAAAAAATAGGAGTGAACGGACTTACTATATACATAATTTACACTATCTCTATCAATTCATATTTAAGTGCTTCGGTTTCTTGCGGCTTGACATCCAGAGACATGAGATTCCCCTTGAAAATCATTCCGTTCCATTCTATCTGTACAATCGTATTGTTCCAATCTTCCGGAAAAATGAAGCTGTCTGTGGAAAATTTGATATTTCCAGGACCGAATAGCGGGTCATCCAAGGAGATGTCTGTATTCACAGCCCTGCCATCCAGTTTGATGCCGGCATTACCTTCAGTTGATGCGAACTTTAACAGGCTGGTGAAGGAAGCCAGATAACGTTTGTTCGCCTCAATCATATAGACAGGAGCCAGCGGTGCATTGAATACGCTGTTGGTATAGGCACCCTCAACCATAATGGTTCGGTCTACAATATATTTTCCCCCGTTGTTGATGCATTTTACGGCAAACACCTGTTTGTCGCTGTCAGAACTGCTTGTTTCCTCACCCCGTTTCCCTATGAGCTCTTCAAATCCGTAACAATCGGCACGGTATGGGGATATAAGCGACAGTTTGCTGTTGTTCAGTGTTACACCTGTTGTATAGGTGGTGCTGAAATTGAACTCATCATTGCCATTGTTTCCAAGATCATAATCCTGTTTCTCATAGCCAATTTCAATTTCGGAATAAATCCGGCTGCTGTCAACGGAGTATTCAGGCTCTGATATGGAGTGTATGGTTTTCAGATTGGTACTTCCGAAAACCTCATCACGATGCTTGAATACGACATAAGGAACCTTCTCACCCTCATTCACGTTTTCCTTCAAAGTGCATTTCATAAGGCTGGTACCGACAATCACATAATATTGCTCATTTGTAAAAAATACCATATCCGTTCTGGCGCGGTCCGCAATGTTATAATTGGATGAACCGGTGAAAGAACTGTAATATTTGTCATTGTCCGAATACATGAATTGTTTGCTTCTACGTACATACAGGATGTTGGATTCATCCACTGGACCTGTGAATGAACCGGAGTCAGTCTCAACGGAGATTATTGTCCCTCCGAAAGTCTGTACACCCTCATAGTCGGATAGTCCGATATCATAAAGCTGGCATTCGAGTAACGAGGTCTTTTTTGAACCGTCATCATAAACTGCATGATAATACATATCATCCACTGTATCATGATAGTATCTGTCTTCGTGCACTTTATATGATTTGTTGGCATTGTCGTAAACCTGATATCTTTCATAACCGGGGAAATTGGGGGAACGGTCAAGAGTGATGGAAGCATACACAATGGCTAGGAAGTAACCGGCTGTGGTTGAGAAATGTAGGGTGAAATTATCTGTTATGGATGTAATATTTGCTTTGTATGTAGTAAATCCTTCAAAATCATGACTATTGTTTAGTATGTCCGCATAGGGCAGGTCGGTATTGGGCCGGCTTTTCATTTCAATGGTATAAACATATCCGAATACGGTTTCCATCCATTCACAGAACTTGCTGAAGGAGGAATAAATTTTCGCTTTCTCAAAGTTTCGTATGCTTTCGGCTGCCACAAGACGGGAACCGTTCAACCGCCAGTTGTCCTTTTCTGTAAAGGCGTTTGATATATATGTGCGGATGGTCGGTTTGATGCTGCAATAAATACGTTCGCTGTTGGCGCTAATGGATTCCAGTAGGCGGCTGAGCAATTTCAAGGGTGATATCACATCAATATTGACAGGATCGCCCAAGTCATTCCATGATGTGATACCGGTATTATTATGAATCCTGACCGTTCTTCCATCTTGAACGGACATACGCTGATGGTTGAATATAGCGTATTGCAATCTCTCACCGGCAAGCAGCTTCCCGCTCCATTTGACTGCGCTTGTGTTCGTATTCGCATCAAGACCCAGAAGATTTGAGTAACCGCATGTCAGAAGCTGTATATTGCCTGATGTGGTTATTTTACATAGTACATGACCGAATTTTTTAGATTCTATGTAAAAGTTGGAAAAATCTACTGTCACATAATTATCTTCGATGCATTCCAGAAAAAAAGATGAGGTGCATGAGTTTGCAGGAAATCCCCATCCGCAATCTGTTCCGGATTTCAAGAAGGTTTCTTCCTGGTCCACTGTGACAAAAGAACGGTTGTTCACTTCATTGGTAACGGTATAATTTACATACGGAATCCACCACCACGCATCTTTGGGGATAAATTTTTCCATATATTCCTTGTCTTCCACGGTTTCCCCGATAATTTGGAAGGAAACCTCATTACGGATACGCACACCATCATAATTCAAAGGAATGTCTTCACGCATCTCAGATACAGGATACTCATATATTGTACCTTTATTCGCCTTTATCAATGCGGCGGCAGAGTTATCTATACAGCCTATTCTTGCCCGGTATGAATCATATTTGAATGTGGAGAAGTCATGGGGACATTCAAAAAGTTTGTTGTAGGTCCAGTTATTGCTGATGCCATAAACGGCAAAGGAGGCCAGTGATTTTAATTTGTCTTTGTTATATAATGAAATGAACCGCTCTCTGGCTTCCTCAACGAATTCCATCGTACTGCCACATTTACGGACAACACCCCCCAAATCCACACGGGTGTATGTGGTCTTTATATCACTGATATTGGCAATCATGCGTGATACGTCGATACAACTGTTATCAGCTGTATCGACCGTATCGGAACCAATCATCAGATAATATTTGCAAATCATACAATCATAGTTTTACTTTCGGGCAAATATAGAGAAAAAGCCGGCCGATACTCCGGCTGGCTTTAATTTTGGAAATTCTTGGAAAGTATGACTGTAAATTAATGTATTGATAATCAGTGTGGTATTGTTCTAGCGGAATGGAATGCAATTTTATTCAGTCTTAATAGACTGTAATCAGATTCTCTATTCTGAAGCATCTCATTTCGTTCTTTCGGGCATCAAAATAAGCGAATGTCTTATAGCTGGGTTTCGTTATTCTTTTACCTCTTACGGTAGCGCCGGCAGGGAGGTTCATCAAAGTGCCTTCGGCGTATCTGATGGATCCGTCTGTCTTTTCATAAGCGAATCTGACTGTTTCAGTTCTCATTTTCTTAGCCAGCCTGTAGAGCTCCCATGCCTTGAGCATACAATATCTCCAGCTCTTTCCTGTAGCTTTTAATAACTGGTGTGCATACTTCATTACCCTCACTCTGAAATTTGTTCTTGTTTCCATAAGTTCTGTTTTTGGTTTGACTTGTTGTTTTTTATTGTACTATAAAGATAATCATAATAAACAAGTTTTACAAACAGGAACTCTTCCATTTAAAATGTACGAACTCTATTTAACGGTTAAATCCAGTTCGTTCCTCAGCAGTTCCCGACCGTAAGAGATACGGCTTCTTACGGTATTTACTGGTATTCCGACCATTTTGCCTATTTCTTTGTATGAATATCCGTGTGCGTAGTAAACCACACAGTCCATACAGCAGGTTCTGTTATGGCATCTCCTTATTGCAGCCTGAATGTCATGTACCATCAAGTCATCAGAGGCTTGATTATGGGAGAATATCTCTTTAATGTTGTCACACCCCACAAATCGGATTAGTGATCTTCGATTATAGGCGGTGATATAGGTGTTCAGCATGATAACCTCACACCAGGGTTTCAGAGCCCTGCCCTCCTTGAATTTTTCTTTATTGCTTAAAACCTTATAGATGGTGTCACCGACAAGATCCTCGATATCGCATACGGATGAACAGTATCTTCTTGCTATTTTGAAAAGCCATGGATACAAATCTGCTATCTCACGATTGAAATCAGTCATTTTTTCACAATTTTAAGGGTGAATAATGATGATTCCTCACTCAGATTCTTTTCAAGCTCAAGATGATACATCTGCGCCTGTTTTAATAATTCACTTGCGGAATTTTCCAGTTTGTCGATAAGCGTGTCAATATTCCTTTCAGAGTGGCGGAGGGTGCTTTTCAATTCTGATAACTCGGAAATAATCCTGTTGCATTTCTGATCCAAACGATCCAGACCCGGCAATATGAGAGCAGCCAGGGCATTAACTATTCTTTTATTATTCATAAGTAAGTTGTTTGTAATTTCAAGAATAGTTACTAACTGTCTGTCCGAAAATTCGATACGTATTTAAAAAAGCGGGTGGAAATAAAAAGAATAAGGAGTTTTATCTGCTCCTTGTTCTTAATCTTATTTCAGTGTTGGCGCGCTGGACTATGTTAGCGTAAACAGCGGCATTTATTGTATGTATGTCAATTTGCATTTTAAAATAAGTCATGACAAACGCTATTTCAGAATCAAAGGAGGCACGGATCGCATTTTCATTTATGGCAGGGTTATCTGCTACAGCCATATCCTCTGTTCTTTTTTTATAGAATTCAGCCTCATGTAACATATTCTCAACGGCCTTTTTGAGTCGGTCATCCGTCAGGTTAGCAGGGAGGCTCTCTTTTAGAGCTTCCCTCACCTGTTCGTATCCTTCAAGAATACAAAGCGATTTGCATAGTTTTAACAGGAAGATCCGGGCGTCAATCTTCAAGGCATTTTCTTTCTCAGCCATTATGGCTTTTACACCAGTTGGATTCATGAGTGTCCTGTATTCAAGGATGAACCGGGATGCAAGTTGTTTCATTTCTTTCTCAGAGGCATTCTCATTTTCTTCAAGCAACACAGAATTGTCACCACAGGACAATTCAATGAATTGTGCCAGTGACAGCTGGTTCAATCTCTCAATCATAATCTGGTTCTTTTATAAAGTTCATAATTAAAATCATAGGTATCACGATGCTGCTGCTTTGCCATCTTACGCATATCACTACGCATTCCTTTCAATTCATGGTTTAAGGAGGAGTAATCGTTGTTGACCACAATATTGTTCTCTGTTTTTCCAACGTGTTGCTGGCTGATATTGAGAAAGTCAACGGAGGACAGATGGTATAGGCTGGCATCGGGGAGTACTTGGGTTCCACGGGGAAGGTCTACAAGCGTAGGAACATCAGGTGTTATCCATGCTTTGCCACTGTAGACGACAATTTCTTTCTTGCCGCCATCGCCGACAATGGCAGGACCTCCTGTATGGTTGTCAGTTCCTTTGGCATATTTGGGAATCGGAGTTGCCATGATAGTGGCGACTTGTACAGCGCCCATGGCTCCGACTAATGCAGCCAGTACAAAATTAGGTAGTGCTTCGGTTATTGCTAGTGCTGTTGCTATGCTAGCATTGGCGATATTTGCAGCTTTATCCCAAACAGCCTGTTTATATTGGATATCCTGACGTCTTTTTTCCAATTCTTCTTCCTTTTTACGGGTCTTGTCCTCTGCGGCACGCTTTCTGGCCTGCGCTTCTTCCTCAGAAATAATTTTCTGCTCCTTTAGCAATTCTATTCTTTCTATTTCCGAGTCATGGGCATCAGTGTTCGCTTCGGACTCTTCCTCTATCTTATCCAGTTGCCCGTCATACAAGGTTCCGACCAGATCGCCGATGGTACTGACAGCCTGTGATGCTGTCTGAAGCCATTTTTTCAGATTCTTGATGCGTTCCTTGTAAGCTTTTTCTTCCGCCTTGTTAATTTTTTCAATGGCTGTAATCTCGGCATCTGCTTCCTTATTAGCCAGATCAGCTTTCAACTTACATAATTCCTCGGTAAGTTTCTTCCGGTCTTTTGCGCTTAAGTTGTCAACATTCAATTCCTGTTCAATGGCATCAATGGCGGCTTCTGTAGTTTTACGGACATAATCAAGTTTGATTAGGTATTCTTCTTCTGCATATTGCTCGGAAGACATGTTCTCTGTTTCTTTGCGTCTTTTCAGATTTAATAAATCTGTCTGGAACTGCCTGTCACGCACAGCCTGTTCGGCTGCCGCATTATCAGCAATTTGGAGAATCTGTTCGGATGCGAATTCTTCCAACAGGCCCTGTCTTTTTTTCTTATACTTTTCATCAATAAGAAAGACATCCTCACCGGATTTCTCGGCGGTGTTCATCTCCTCCTCACGCTCCAGATCAAGCATCTTTATCTTAAGGTCTAGTTCTTCCTGAGTACCTTTTTGTATTATGGCCATACGGTTTGAAAGATTATTTTTTTCAGCGTCTAGGGCAAATTTGATTTTAGCATCAGAGATTTCCTTTTCCATCTTTTCAGCAAGGTTATTTCTAGTAGCGCTTTCCTCCTCACTGTTACCTCTGATTGCTGCGATTTGCCTGCTATAATTCAGACTGATGGATTTAATCTGTTTTTCAAGTCCTTCATCCATCAATGCCAGTTCGCTTTGCTGATATTTCTCTTTTATGGCTAACCTTTCTTTCTCAGCTTTTTCAAGGGCTTTCTTCTCCTCGTCTGTCAGTCGGGTGGTGCCGATAGTTACATCAGTGGAATTTGATATTTTCCTGATATCTGCAATCTGTTTTTCCAAAGAAGTCACTTTAGTTACTTTATCCAGATATTCATTCCAGGTTTTTGTCTGTTCCTCGCTGAATTCGGCATTTGTCTTTTCCAGTCCAAACGCCTGTTTGAAGAATGAAGCATCTCCCATATCTTTCCATAACTGCTGGTTCTCATTATAGAATTTATTCCTTAAGGACTGTTGCTTTGATAACTCTTGCTCCAAAATGGCAATTCTTTCATTTTTGGCTTTTTCCAATGCTGTCGTTTCGTCATCCCCGGCCTTCAGATATTCATCTTTCAAACGGTTTATGGCAATAATCTCAGATTTTATGGATTCCTCCGCATAAGGGGATGCTGCTCTCTTGGCTGTTTCAACTTGCTTATCCGCAAGTTGTTCCGCGTTCATTAGCCATTCATTTATTTTGCGTATGCCATTTGTTGCCATGTCGATAAAATCCTTCATGGCTCCGGTATTGTCCATTATAGTCAGCATCAAAGATTCCCAGGCTGATGATAAGTTATACAATGCGCCTTGTACATTGTTCCCCATAGTATCGGCCATTTTATTCAAGTCATCTTCCACTCCTGTAATCTGGTCACGGAGAGGAACGATCTTGTCTGATGCGGTCAGAAAGGCGTTAAAAGCTGCCACACTTCGTTTATCGGTCATTTCTAGTGTGGAATTCAGATCAATCCCTTGTTCTTTTAATCTTTGCAATCCGTCAACCAATTCCGGTAATGTCTTAACCGGTCCACCAAGAGCTTGTGCTAATTTACCACTGCCATCAGCCAAATTCAGTAATATATTCCGGGTGGCTGTAGCCGACATGGAAGCATCAAATCCTGCGTCTGCCAGTTTGCCCAATAAGGCCAATGTGTCTTCTATTGTGAAGTTGAAGGCCTTGGCAACAGGTCCGACGATGGGCATTGCTGTCTGAAGGTAGGAAAAGGAAAGGGCGCTCTTGGTTGTTGCGACAGCCATTGCGGATACGTACCGTTCCGTTTCTTCCGTATCAGCCCCGAACATACGTAGAGCCGCACCAGCCAAAGCAGCAGCTTCCGGCAATTCAGCACCAGTAGCCTGGGCAAATTTCAGCACTCCCTCGGTCATATCAAGTATCTCTGTCTTGGAAAAGCCTAATTTGGATAATTCTATTTGCAGGTTGGTCGCTTCTGAGGCGGTGTATTTTGTCGCTTCTCCCAAACGCCTAGCATCTGCTGTCAAGTCTTTTATCTCTCCTTTGGTCGTACCCAATATGGCAGCGAGCTTACTGTTTGCCGCTTCAAAATCAATAGCTGTATTAACTCCTTGTCTGATAGCTCCTGTCAGCTTTTGAATTCCTGCAATAACCGCTTGAGCACCTAGCATTCCTTTGATCATACTGCCGACACCGATTGTTACTTGGCTTATTCCGCTGTCGAAGCTTGTTTTCAACAGATTGCCCGTACTTTTAGCAATGATTCCCATGTTCTTCATGGCGGAATTACCTCGTTGAATCTCCATCCATGCACGTTTTATGGATTCGGTATAATCACCAACAGTCATTTTCTGCTGGGTGTACCGGTCAGAATTACGCTTCACATAATCAGTATTAACCCCGATGGTGGAGTTTAGACGTCCGATAGTCTGGATATATTCCTCATCCGTGTCCCGTACAAGTTTCACAGCCTTGCGCAACAGCCTGTTCATGTCGTTAGCTTCCTGAATGCTATGGATTTCCTTGTAAGTGGCGGCAATGGCATCAGTTATAATCTTTTGACGCTCCTGTTCTGTTACGTTGGCAGATTTTTTAGCCGTATTCGAGGCTCTTTGAGCCTTTTCAACTGTAGCCTCTGCTTTGGCCAGTTTCTCCAATGATTCGGCATTTTTTTTGCTGGCATCGGTAAGCTTCTTCATCTGTGTGGCTGATAAGTTGCCACTCTTGATTTGTTCATCGAGGTTTTTGGCAACTCTCTCAGCCAATTCAGATTGTTTTTTTAATGCTGCATTCAAATCATTGGTCGCACCGTCAGCTTTTTTAGCCTGGGTTATAATGACAGCGTTTAGCTTGTCCAAGTCACCGACAACTTCGACATTCATTTTTAATCCTTTAGCCAGTTCCTTGGCTGCGTCGCCGTAAATAGACTTTACTTTCTCTATTTCCTGACCAAGCTGTTTTACCTGTTCTATTTCTTTCTCATCAACAAGATCGGTTATCTTTAATTCTGCCATAATTACAAATAATGTCTGTATTCTACAATCGTGCCTTTTATCTCTGTGCCCAGTCGGTCAAATGAGTAACTGCCGTCAGCTTTCAAGTAGATGACATAAATACATTCGTCCAGCATGGCCGCTTTACGGGCGAGTTCACTTACACGTTCAAGTTCACTCATTTCTTTTTTTATCTTACAACCGCATGACATGATAATATTATTTATATCCACATTCTTTGAAAAAATTCTCAATCCATGGTCTGAGGTGCATTATGATGAAGTATTCCTTTGCGGAAGAGCCTAAAGCGAATATATTGTCACCATATTTCTTTTGGATATCGGGACCGTCTATAAATCCTTCCGTAAATACGCTCATACTCCTGTTCAATCTTTCCAACCTGATGCTGTCATAGAAAGTACCGGTAATGAAAAGGTTGGGAATCTCAGAAGGGCGCGGGGGCAGGTTTAACAGAAAACTGACTACCGGAGGTGTGATTTTTTCTTTCCATCGCTTGTACTTTTCAGGCTTATTCTGCCAGGGACCCGGCTCATTGAAATAAGGATCGTTGTCATAAGTAGGGCTCAGACATCTGTCTGTTCCGTCCATACCGCTATATAACTGTTCCTGAATACAGTCTCTGATAATGCTCTTGTTTGCATCCATGCAGTTCAGACATTCCTCTTCAAGTCCGGCGGCTATGGCATTGATTGTTTTTGATACTTCATATATGTTTGCCATAAATTAAAGATAAGGCCGGACAATGACGTCCGGCCGGGTTGTCAATCTTCTTTCGTAGCTTCCTTCCCCACAATCTTATCGTAGGTGTCAGAGAGCATCTTTTTGCGTGATGCCTCTTTGCGGTCTTGCCATAATACTTTAATGTGTCTTTCAATGAACTCTTCCTTTGTCATGGATTTTACAGCGTTCTCTACAAATGTCACTCCTTCGATTTTCATACCTGCTCGATATATTTGATATTGTTTTCAAATAGGATGGAAGGTGCCTTTAGAGATGGAGTTCCGGAATCTTTCGGAGTAATGGTCAGCACACCGTCAGCGTAAGTAGCGGTTGTTGCATTATCCAGCACTTCAGCGGCTTTGTCTGCTATGAGTTGTCCAAATTCAGGAGTACGGTCATAAGCACCAATCTTTTCAATAATTTTGTATTTATTGCTGGTCATGCTGACAAGTTCCACACCGATCAGCCCTCTGAGGGAATACTTGGGATCGAATCCTAATTGGATGAAGTCGAAATTCAGCAGGCTGTCTTCAATATCCATGTGGCAGAAACTTATTGTCATTGTTGATTTGGCACCACTTGCCGGGTATTGGGTTACAGTTGGATAAACAGTGGACATCGGAATACCTGCAAGTAAGTCTGTACCGTCATTATACCCGATAAGCATATAGTCCTTGTTCCAGAAATAGACGTCCCATTCCCTGTTTGCTGCTTTCAATAGTTGTGCGTTCAGCACTTCATCAAAGCCTGCCAGAGTGAATGTATCCGTTTGTGCATTGAGTCCGTTAAACTGGTTGGGACCATATCCGACCGCGCTTATCTGGGCCTCTCCGCCGTTTTTTGCATATTCGAAAAACGGGGAGATTGGATAAATCCGGCCGGGGCGGTCCGCATGGCACATCTCTGCCAATTTTTCTGCTGTAACATCATCAGGAAGTTTTGTTCCCGGTTCGACCAGAATCGCTCCTTTAACTTTTGACCAGTCAATCTTACAAGCCGAACTACCCGAATTAATATGGGTTCCGGCACAAGTTCTAATCTTTTTCATTATCTTCTACAATTGGGATTATTAATAGTTATTTCCATCGAGCTGATATCAATGGCATCAATAGGATCGCTCACTTCCTGTCCGGTGGCTGTCATTGCACCGTATCTGCCATAAGAATAGTTCTCGGAATAAACATGCCTTACTTTGTCATCCGCTCCCCAGTCAAACCGGTTGTCTTCGAGTAATACATCAAGTAACCTTCCATAAATCGGGCGCAAGATATTCTTGAAAGAGTTTACCTCGCGTTCCTCGTTTGTCCAATCTTTGGTTGACGGGCAGGCGATAACTAATGAAACCTTTGACTTTGAATAGTAATGCCGGCTGTCACGTCTCTCACTTATCGGACAAAATAAAGCGACAAGAGGAAACTTCAAAGGCAACTGCCGCTCAGACTGACTGTATACATCAAGAGTATCCTTGATATATTGACTGTTCCCGAAGATATAGTTCAATGGCGGATTATCCACCTCCTGAAACCCTCCGTTGCCGTCAGGACATAGAATCTTAAGATTCCGGGAAGCCTTGGAAACTACATCACGAAAGATATCCACTATATCCATTGTCATAGGTTAAAGCTGTTTATTGGAGTTAACAGATTCTTGTTGACGTTCACTTTGAACGGGCATTCATCGGAAGAAGCCCAACAAACGAATTGTTTGTTTCTTTCAACCATTGTATTCCATGTGCTTACCTGACGTTGGAGCGGGGAAACATGCTTGTTGGATGATTTCAACTGTATAAGTCCGGTAACAGTCGCATCTGTATTCATGTCACGTAAAATATGATAGAATACATAATCGGCAAAAGATTCACGTAACTGCCTGCACACATATTCATAAGGAGAAACAGTATCATTCTCTGTTTTTGGGGATTCATTTTCAATTATCTCAAGATAATCCGTAATCTGACCGGCAAGCGTGAAGCCGACAACATCATTCAGGAATTTCCGTTGAAAAGAACGGATATACCCGTAAATGACATTGTTGGCGGAAAGTCCTTCAGCGGTCGGCATCTTGGCGGTAGTGGCGTTTCTTATCTGCCGGGGGCCGGATATGAAATATGATACATCAACAAGCATAGACATGACTACTTCTTTTTAGTTGTTTTCTTTCCGCTGGTGTTCACAGATGGATTGACATTATCCATATCTATGGACATGGAATCATCTTCTGGCAGATTATTGCTGTCGGTGATATTCAGTGTCTTACTGTCTTTCATATCGACTTCCTTTTCATCCGTTTCAGGCATACTGCCGCTGGCTTCCATCTCGGTCATACGTGCTCTCAGGGAATCTCGTTCACTGGTAAGTGATTCTATCTGCCCATCTTTCTGGGCCAATGTCTCTGTCAGTTCTTTGACTTGGGCTTCAATGGCTTTTAACGCATAGTCCTCATGGACCAGCGTACCGGAGATAGGAGTGACTTTTATCAGCCCTCTACCTATACGGATACGCTGCTCACGAAGCACACGCCCGAGTTCCTTTTCGTCACCTTCAAGTATGTACTTCATATTCTTTATGCGGATTTAGTGATTGCTTCCAATACATCGTCCAGATCACCATAAGCGAATGCCCAGGGCATGTAGACAGGCATCATCAATTCTTCCTGAATCATGACTGTGGTCATGTTTTTCAGTTTGGTGTTGACATCATCTGCGAATTCGATTGCCAGAGTGGTGTAGTCTATCAGAGAACAACCGTTCAAAAGGTCACCGGCAAAGTATTTGCCGACACCGATGGCGTTACATTCGATAACAGGTACGTTGCCGATATATTTACGACCGTTCACTTCGGTAATTAACTCAAGATTTCTGCCGGTTGTATCCTTGGCGGTGGAAATAGTGAAGACTGTGGACGGATGCAAAACCAAGGCATTAGGTGAATACTGGCCAAAATTAAGTACGGCGAAGATAGCGTTCACGACATCCTTCATGTTCGGGTCCTCCACAGAACCGAACATACCGCTTTTAATGGCTCCGGACATTTTGGCTACTGAAGTTTCGGTTCCCTTATAGTCAAAATCAATAGCGAATTTACGGTCATTGATTTTATGAATATCGAAAGTATCGTTCAAGCCTGTCTCTACTGTCGCACCTGACAGGGTCACCTTCATCTTGTCAATAATCTTGTCATTGGCTGCGGCTAGAGTTATGATTGTCTGGCCGTTTGCAGCCTCGAGTGACTCAATGGCACCGGCAGAGATGGTAACATAATTACCGGCAATGAATTTGGAAACACAATCCACGCCTTCATAACGGGTGATACCTTTCAGATTGTCCCCGGTACCGTCACCGAACATAATCTGATAGTTCTCGGAGAATTTGACCCATAAAGGCAGACGGTTGAGGATGAATGATACTACATACTGCTTTGCCTTCAACAAACGTTTTGACAGATTCATGTGGGTACCGATACGTTTTACATTCGTGAACTCTTCCTTGAATTTCAATGATGATTCAGCCAACATACCGTTTTCTGCTACAACCATGACATTGCGGTCAAAATCATAGACCTGTTCGTATGAGATGGACAGTGCGGATGGATCACCCTGTTCAACCATCATCAGATCACGGAGATTCAGTTTCTGTTCGTTGACTGCGGTGACAACACGTCCTGTCGAGCGGTTGTTGCTTCTTGGCGTATTGGAACTTTCGGTGATGGATACGATGCCTTTTAAATCAAGATTCATGGAACCGGATGTCTTGGTGCGGTTCGCAAAATAATCCTGGCATGCAGGACTGTCAAGAAATTCACCAACAGCTTTCTCCACTTCATTGACGGAAGTCATATGACCGCCTTTTTCCTTGATCTTGTCGAAAGCCTCCGCCAGAGCTGTCACCTTTTCAGCCTGTTCATCATAGGACTTTTTAATATCTTCAAAATTGGAAAGATGTTTCAACTGTTCTGTGATATTCTTGGAGATATCCTTGAACCTGTTCTCAATATCCTCCTTTGTCATCAGACCTTCGGCAAATTCATCACATACTTGTTTGCATTTCAACTGGATACTGCCCAAAAGAGATTTTTCCTCATCGGTCATGTCCTTTTCCTGTTTGGCGAAAGAAATCAGGGAGACAGGTGCTGCAACCAAAAGTCCGGTTACATGTTCCGGACCATTTAAGGCACATACTGTACAAACGACAGCCACAATGGCAAACATAATAAGGGATTGGTATTTCCCCACATTTAAAAAAGTCTTCATTTCAAATTCGTTTTTGGGTTAAACATTAAATAAATTGACTCAATTTTGCAGCAAGCGAGAGATTCGTTTCGTGCTTCTCATTTCCCTTGTCATCAGCAGGCTGCCGGGTGTCATCTGACGGCGCGACAGCAGCTTCAGGTTTGGTATCTGCAATCTTGGAAATCATTGTTCTATATACACGGCTCCAGCAGTGAGGACAACGAACATAGCTTACGATATCCTCTATGCTTTTGCCTGTCAAGTCAACATCAAGGCTTTTATGGGCGTCAAGGACAGCTATAACCTGCTCACGGATTTCAGGTTTCAGTTTATCCATTTCGGTTCGGACAATATCCTCTACAATCCATCTCTGATACATGGCGGCAAGGTCAAGCACCTGATTGTTGAACGTGGTTTCAGCCTGTTGGTCATAGTCGAATGTATGACCGCATTCCGGACAGGTAACCATATTGCTGTTTCCTGTCAATGCCTTTTCGATAAGATCCAGCTTCATACTTAAATCATTTAACCGCTCATCCGAATATCTCATGTTCAGAGCTTTGTTTATCATTTCAAGAGATGATGTAAGCTTCGCGCGCTGTGTGTCAATACTGTCATCACTCTTTATATCCACAAGAAATGTCTGAGGGTTTGATCCCCATGCTTGTAAGGTGGAGGCTTCCCCAAGAAACCATTCTTTGACATGGGCCGGATCATTCACATCCCTGCGGACGGCTTTCACACCGATGGAATGCTCCAGTGTCTTGCCACATTCAGCATAAAGTTTGTAATCTTCAAATGTTTCCCGTCCGATCTGTTTGTTAAGGTTCATTTTGGATACGATAACCAGATTCATGTTATCTTCCCTCGCTTCAATAGGGCAACCTATAAGTTTTGTCTTGTCATGGTCCAGCAGATGTTTGCCACGTTTTAAGAAAAACTCGTTGATCGTTTTATTGAAAGAACCGCTATCAGAGATATCACCTTGCGTATCTTTAATACCGATACCATTAACGGCAATCGTAACAATGCCTTTCTGCTCATCAACATCATTCGCCTTCGTCTTCAACTGAAGGCTTCTCAACTCTTTGTCCATTGTCATTTGATTTTTTAGTTATACTTAAGATTTTCTTTACTCTCTCAAGCTCCTTGTCAGACATCTCGTACAGAAGTTTGTCAAACAGGGAGTTTTCAACTTTGCTTTCCCCGATACGGGCACGGTAATCATTCAGGGTGATGATACCATTCTGAAATTCGCCCATCGCACGTTCCGATATGATTTTAGAAACTTCCTCCTTTTCCTTCTGCCCTTCCTGAAGGCAGTCCACGTGACTGAAATCGACATCAATGTAATATCCGTCACGGTCATATCCCAACATACGTGTCAGTTCACTGGCGTAGCGCCTGGCTGCCGGGATTATCTTGGAGGTGTAGACTCCCTTCTCAGCGGATTTCTGATTATTGAATGTACTGTGGTCCTTGCGTGGTACAAGTTCCGGCGGAACACCAAATACACCGGCAATTATGATGGCATCATTCAATGTTTCTTCAAAAGGCTGTAATTCCTGAATGCTGAGGTTGGTGCGGATGAAATCCATAGGAACATCACTTAATCCATACGGAAACCTGCTGTTGTCAAGGCCGTAATTCTCGTTGAATTCCTCACGAAGATTTCTCTTTTCATCTTCGGTCATGGCAACTGTACCCGTTTCGTCCTTTTTTTCGGAAACGAATATTCCCAAGGCTCCACGTTTCATGTATATCACATTTCTAGCCTGATAAACAGGAATGAGATTGTCAATGGCCATCTTTACGGAATACAGCCGCGAATGACCTTTTATAAAGTTGTCATTTCTATAATCTGTGTTACCGTCCTGATCGTGATAAATGAAATTAGGATTGATCTGTTCAGCATAGTTCAGCCCGTACTGTAACAGGTAATAGTCAATTATATCTTCTTTCTCGGCATTACCGAATAAGGGGATATAGTTCTTCAATCGGATGGTAACCTTATCTGATGGAAGCACCCAATAATTTTTGCATTTTTTGTAAATTGGGGTCTTTAATGTTTGAAATGCTTCATGTAGATACTAATTGAAAAGTGCGCTGTATTCTAATTGAAAAGAGCTCCATCCATAACTTGTTACAAAATTACTATAAGTTTAAAATATTCATTTATCTTGTCTCATTTTTTGTGTTTCCTTAAGCCTATAAGACAGTCCGGTCATATTAACCAGATAAGCTTTATGTGTAAGCCTGTCAACCATTGCCGCCACAAGCACCTTGTCCTTTATGATTTCATTCCATCTGTTAAAAGCCAAATTAGTAGTAATGATTGTAGCCTTTTTTCCGGCTCTTAACGACAGGTGGTTAAAAAGCAGTTCTCCTCCTTCCTTGTCACAACTGACATATCCGAACTCATCACAGATGACCAGATCGTATTTTTCAAACCTTAATTGTAGCGTCCTCAGTGTCTTTGCTGATTTAGCCTCCCTTATCTGGGTAAGCAGGACCGGCACTGAAGTAAACAATACGGTAAAGTCCTGTTGGCAGGCCTTTATTCCCAAAGCCGTAGCAATATGCGTCTTTCCCGTTCCCGGATTTCCATACAGGACCAGGTTTCTTCCCTGTCTGATGAAGTCCAGTGTCTCCAATTCAGGTAATATTACCTGTGCCTCTTTGGGCATGTCTTCCATAACAAGCTCATGCAGATACTTCATTTGTGGAAATCCCGCAGATCTTATCCTTGATCTTCTTCTACACTCCCTTCTCCTGGCGCTTTCCTTTCCAAGCAATTCCGTCAAGAACTGCAGATGGTTCCAGTTTTCTTCAGCTGCCAATGAAAGGGTGCATTCCAGTTCCTCTTTAAAGGCCAGAAGCTTCAGTTCTGCAGCATAGTCATAAATGGTTTCTTTTTCTGATTTCATATATTATAAACTTAAATGGTTGGTATTATATCATGCACTTCATTGTATCCTGTCATGAGCGCCGTGATGCCTTCAAGCATATCCACAGCTTCTCTTTCTATATTCTCCTGTTGTGCCGGGAGAACAGGCGGTTCCATGGTTTCTTCTGTCTCTCCCTGTACGCTACCATGCAGCATGGCCTTTACCTGGTCCGGAGATATCTTTCTGACACCACGTCCGGTCAGCTCCTTGCATGCCGTGACAATGTCCGTTCCGGAAAATCCATTTTTTCGGGCATAGTCCAGCAACAGAACAAACGTCCTGTTGTCCTCCTTGAAATGGATGTCATACAGCCTTCTCAGTTCTTCCGGTGCTCTTTGCCAAACCACAGAGTGGGGCAATGCCCCCGGTTTACGGGAAAGTGTACGCAAATAGTGCTCCAGCTTGATGCACCAGTCTCCACCGCAATAACTGCGTTGATGAGAGGCCACTTTCTCCTTCCCGTACAGGATGACGATTTTTTCACTATAAACCTTGACATGTACTTTTTCTCCCACAAGAGAATCAGGTACGGAATAATGAACATTTTTCATGCTGATAGTTGACCATTTATCCACAATGTACTCATAGACCTCAAAACAGCCCAGATTACCGGGAAAAGGCTTCAGCGATGACAGGTCAGCTTCCAGGCGTGATGTTTTCTCCGCTGTTGAAAGACTGCCTTGCTCGTTGTTGACCTGCATACATACCCGGTTTAAATGCTCCTGGGCAGAATGTATATCACCAAAATGGTCTGTCAGGCAGAAAGCTTTCCTTCTGACATATTCCACGCTGCGCTCCACATGTCCTTTCTCCCATCCGGCCCGTACATTACAGAAACGGTACTCAAAACAATAGAAACCGGACATCTTCATCAAAGCTTCTGTAGGTTTCTTATCACCACCGACAAAGCTCTTGACGGCTACACGCATATTGTCATAGACCATCATGGCGGGGACACCATGTATATCCCTGAAAAAGTTACGGTGGGATTCCATGAAGGCAAGCGTATTCTGATGCCTGAAAAGATAGGCGTATCTGCCATTGCTATGCCCGAAAGTGAATACGGCCAGATAAAACTTGGTTTTGACGCCGTCAATAAAAAGAAGAACTTCACCCCAGTCAAACTCGGCAATGCATCCAGGCTCATAGAACAACCGGATAAAGGCTTCGCTCTTTTTCTTCTCTTTGTATGACTCTATATTTTTTATATAACTGCATACTGTGGCGTAACTGATGGTGTATCCTTGAGATAACAGAAACTGGTGGATATCCTTTTTCAACATGCGCTGTTTGCGAAGTCCGGTAGCTATCTTAACGGCATTCTTCTTCAGGCAAAATCCTATCTTATCCTTAATCTCTTGTGTGAGCCGGCGAGGACGGCGTCTGGAACTGTCATACCTAGGCTGGATGGTAAGCAAATCACTCAAAGCCTCTTCTGGATTGTCCGTGCGGATGGCTGATTCGTACTTTGAAAGAATATTGTCAACGGTATGACGGCTGACATGAAGTTCACGAGAGATACGCCGTTTGCTATAACCGCATACTCTATACATGTGTATTATTGATTGTCTTTCTACCATAGTCTTCATTTTACCTTTGCATTTGGATTATACAAAGGTCATTATACTTATCCTATGGTGGCGCAATTTTCAACTGGAATATTGGCGCACTTTTCAATTAGTATCTACACCAGGTAGCTTTTACAAAAGGACTTTATCTGTTTTAAGAGACATTGAGGCTTTTGAAGCTAAGTGGTTTGCAGATATGTGTCAATTTGTAATCTGCAATAGTATAGTAGAGATGTCTTTATTGAAATATTACCCGTATAGTCAAATTCAGTCGTTAATGGATTGTGGATTGTTGAACAGTGTTGCATGTGAATCAAGCTTAACAGAAAAGGCAACAGAGATCAATGGTAAAAGTCATTCACTAAAAATAATCTCCTCACAAATAGATTTAACCATGATACGCTTTCGTGATGTTTTTCGTTTAACAGATGCTGGCACACAACTTTACAATATTACCCAAGTTCAAACACATAAAAGCTACATGATAGGATTAAAGGAACAACTCGAAATAAAATATGGCTTAGTGTTAGAACTTGTTCAAATCTCGCAATGATCAATAAGGCAGATAACTTTGTGGTGTGTAATCCTTTCCACTTCCACTATAATCTCTTCATCTGAAACCATAGCCGGTTGCTTGGGATACTCCACTCTAAACCTGATAATGATAGTGGCATACAGCTTGAAAAAATACATCCATGAATAGCTGTATGTCACTATCATTGGTCTGTTAAAACAAATTCCTTTCATCGTTTTATTGGTCTCACATCGAAATCAGACAAAACCAATTTGAAAGAAACATCATCATACTCTTTCACCAAATATGAGTAGATATACTCAACATGAAAATTGCCATCAGGACTTCTGCCTTCCATATGAAACTCGATATTATCATCAAGCTTTAGCATATCCGATTTCTTAAGAGCAATCTCGTTTTTCATCAGATGATAATAGGAAGTACAACCTCTGATTTCTCTAGCATCCACATTAAAGTTTTCAATGAGGAATCTTTCAAGACTCTCATTCTTAATTATTAAAACATTTGTCTCCATATTATTTATATTTAAAATGCTGCTAATTTAGAAGTGACGGGCGGATTTGAACCGCCGACCTCATGGGAACCATGCGCTCTGCCTGACTGAGCTACATCACCTGTTATATATCGTAAATTGAAATCCATGTTTCAACGGCCCTTACAGGTCTAGCTGATTATTTTTACAACGACACGAGTCTGACCCTTACTCACAGCATTATGTCGTTGGCAGATTATGCTTACTCCCGTAGTCCGGTTTGTGCAGGAGGAAATCTGCGAACTCCTAAATTCCAAGATGTCAAAGAACTCTTCTCTGTGTGTTCCCGGTCGCCCACCCAAGAGCATACCGGGTGGCGGTTGCCCGCCGGTGGTTTGGTTTGACTTCGGTGAGGTTACGGCTTCTGTACAAGAGAATCTTTCAAGATGCCTGCTGTAATTGCTATGGATTCAAGTGCAGCCTCAAGAACTTTGCATCTTTTTTCTGCCTCAGTCCAGAATTTTGCATTCTGGTCGCTTTGAAATTTCAGCTCCTTGTTTTGGGCTTCAAGTTCTTCAATTCGTTTTCTTAATTCTTCTTCCATGATGATTGATATTTGATTGGTATGATTAAATTATCTGGTTGCATATCCATTGGCCATGTCACCTGTCGGGTTGGCGTACAGGCTTTTCATCGTGAGCCCTGATTTTGGCAGGTGGGGCTTGATGTTCTGTGAGTAGTTATAGTCTTCCATGGCAAGAATGGCGTCTATCCAAGCTTGTCGTAAGGCTGATTTCAAAGTATATCCCTTATAAACTTTCATGAACGCCCATGCCCTCTGCATGATGGCTTTGCGGTTATATTTGCCATCCACAACTAACCTATAGTCGCGTTTTCTTGCGCAACTTTTATTACTATTCGATTGGATATGTGAACTATTATTCATATATTTGTTTATTGATTGATTGGTATTGCAAAGGTAATCCCGATTGGTATTATTTGCAAATGTTTTGTCTTTATAATAATCCCGATTGGTATTATTTAACTTTTGATTAACATAATATGATTGAAAGAATTAAAGAAATAATTGCCTATTCGGGATTATCGGATAGAGCTTTTGCTATTAAATGTGGTTTGGCACAAAATACACTTAATAGGCAATTGAATGGTGTTAGGGAACTCAGTTTGGCAACTGTAAATGCTATATTATCCACTTTTGAAGATATTTCCTCAGAATGGTTGTTGCGCGGGAAAGGAACTATGTTACTTTCGGATGTAGAGCATGAACGGAATATCATACCTGACTCTAACATGGAACGGATGAACCGACTTGTAGATACGATTGCGACTCTACAAGGTGCACTCAACGAGAAAGATAAAACAATAAAGTTGCTTGAAGAAAAGGTAAAGCGCTTGGAAACTGAATTGGCAATGGTTAAGAATGAATGGAAAGTTGGATAATATGCTTTCTTCTTCTTCTTTAAATTTATTACTAGAAAATGCAATAATATATATGGATGAACAATTAAACCTACTGAGTATAAAAGAAGGTTTGCCTGGAATGCATAAAGATTTATGCTCTCATTATTATTCAGCATGTATGACTACTTTACATCGTGCAGGTCATATAGTAAATGGAACTATTTTACATCTTGATGGTAATAGAAAAGGTAGTATACCTTTATATTGGGAAGATTATTTTGACGAAACAATTGATCGCTCGTGGAAAGAAATTAATTACTGTACCGATCATGCGGCAGTTTGTATGTCTTGTGTATTAGCTATTCATGAAACAGAATTTACAATTGTGGAACGTTCATGTAAAGGGGATGGCTTTGATTATTGGTTGGGATATAAAGAAGATCATTTATTTAATCACGCTGCAAGATTGGAAATATCAGGAATATTAAAAGAAAGTAGAACTAATACCATTGAAAAACGTTTAAAAGATAAGATGAAACAAACAGAACAGTCTGATGAAACTTGTCTTCCAGCTTATATATCTATAATTGAATTTGGAAAGCCTAAAGCACTATTTATAAAAAAGTAATTTGAGTACTATGGATATAAGGGAATTACATAACGAGGCTATGTATAAAGCGGAATTAGGAGATATACAGAAGTATCAAGGGAATTCTGAGTACGCAATAGATTTATATGCACAAGCGTATGAATTAGAAAAGAATGCGGCCTGTATTGCTTTAGAACATCATATGGGTGAACCAACAATTTCAATTCTTTTAAAGAGTGCAGCTTCTCTTGCTATGAGGTGTAGTTTAAATAGGGATGCAGAAAAACTTATAGGTTTAGCTCTTTCAGGAGAACCTCCAAGAGATATAGCGGAGGAACTTAGGAATATGTTGGAAACTGTTAATTTTCATCGCCATTTAGATTTGAGAGGAGTGATATTACAGGAAGATGAAGTACAATTAGTGATAGCAGGTAAAGGCGTAGGATATGGTTATGCTAAAAGTGATGATGTTTTAGACCGTGTAGATACATTTCAAAAATTAGCAATTAGAACAATAGAAAGAAAAGCCGGAAAGTCTTTTAGAAAAGCGGGGAAAATTCCCAATGAGCTTAAAGATGCTTGTCAACCATTTATAACTGTGCCTAGTGCTGCAAGTATGGCATTTAGAATGAAATTTGGTAGTGTTGAAAATATTACATTGAGTGGATTTGGTACATTCGAGAATGTTATTGAAGATATAAATGATAATATAGAATTAATTGCTAAAGGAGATATTGAGAGTTTAAAGCAGAATATATCAGATGAATCTTACTTTAATAATTTCATAGGTTTAACAAAGCAATTGGCTCCAGATGGAGATAGTGTTAATCTGTTTGGAATAACTTCTATATTAAAGGGAAAAGAAAGAAGAGTTGAGTTAACAAGCCCTAGAACCGAAATATCATTATTTATTAAAAACGCGGGAGTTGTTGTAGGTACTAATGAAAGTGATAAATTATCTGTTAATGCAGATAAAAATATTATTGGAGTTTTATCAGCAGCAGATAATCTTGGGAAAGTTAGAATTACGACTGCTAATGGAGAAAAGTACATAATTACAGTTCCAGATGGGCTTTCTGATATTGTAAAGACATATTGGGAGGAAGAAGTATCTGTTAAATATGTAATTGAAAAAAGAAGAAAAATACTAGTAGACATTGATGGAATATAATAAGCCCTCATTTCTGAGGGCTTTAAAGCATCCAGTTCAACATCACAATCATTCATCATCACAACTTGGACACTCTACATGCAATTACTAATGGTCAGATGAAAAGTTTGATTGGCAAATAAAAAAAATGAACGGTAAAATTGTGCGACAATTATAAGAATAATGGATTAATTTTTAACTTTTATGATATGAAAAGGCAGGATAGTACATAAATAATTACATTTCCGTGCTCTTGTCGGAAGGCAAAAAGCACTACTAATAACTTGTTGATATTTAAAAAGATAGGCTTAAAATTTGCAGACATGTCTAGTTTAGTTTTTGTGTTGTAAGTGCTCCCATCGTAAGCGAACGAATGGGAGCACGTTTTTTAGATACCTGCAGGGGAGAAGTGTTCTGTTTCTGCAACAAATCCGGAGGTTGGTTTGTTAATTATGGCATAAATAGAAACAATTCTCCTTATGAAAAGAATAATCCCCATACTGATTGCTATACTTATCTGTTTTGGTGTAGGCTGTACTGCTTCTTATTTTCAGTCGGAGTCCATACTCAACTGGTATCCTGCATTGGAAAAACCTTCTTGTACACCCCCTGATATAGCTTTTCCCATTGCTTGGAGTTTTATCTATCTGTGCATGGGAATTTCTATCGGGTTGATTTGGCATATATGGACAATAAGACGACAAATGATTATCAGATTATTCGGATTCCAGCTTCTGTTTAATTTTACATGGAGCATTTTCTTCTTTTATTTTCGGAGTCCGTTGCTAGGTTTTGCAAATATTCTGGTGCTGGATGTGCTTGTTATTTATTATATGATAGAAAGTTATCCGGTGAGGAAATCTTCGGCATATCTTTTTGTTCCTTATCTTTTGTGGTTGCTTCTTGCCACTTATCTTAACGGCTATATATTAATGTATAATTAAAAGACTGGCATTGGCCGGTTGAACGGGAATTATGGGTACAAGAGAAAATACCTATTTATAGTGATTGATAACCCTGGTGATTTTCCGTAACTTTGCGGCCATAAAGAGAAACAAAAAACATAACTATGTATAAAACAAGTAAATATACTCCGACGGACAAAATGAGTTATCTTATCTGTGATAACTATACATTGCTACAGGTAATGAGCCGTTTTGATCTTTCGTTAGGGTTTGGAG